TCCAATTGAGATTACTGAAGAAGTCAAGTTTGTTATTGATAATAGTCCATATCATAGTTTCTTCACTTACGAGATTACTGAAGACCCACCTCCTGGCAGAGATGCGCGCCAGGAGGATGATGAACATCGACAAGTTTCTGAAGAAGAACAGCGTGCTATAGATGAGAGCAATCAAATATCGGATGAGGATTATCAACGTCAAAATCGTGATCGTTAATGTCCGACGTTGTTGATCCTCCGGTATATTGGACTGATGTAAAGGCTATATTACAATTGTTCTTTCCGCAATATTTTGACCCTGCAAATCCAGCATATATTGATCCGGCATTGATGGATATGTTACTTGCTATTTCAGAAGAAGCGCGCCCTTGGTGTTTGTCTACCAATAGACAAAATTTTGCCCAAGCAATGTTTGTTGCATATCTTATTTCTGTTCAAGAAGAAACGTCATCTGGTAAACCAGTTCAATCTTATATTGGACCAATTTCTTCAGAGAAAGAAGGTGATGTTGCGATAACTTATGCTGCCGTTACTGGCGAAACTAGTAATGAGTCTAGACGCCCATCAAGCAATCCTTGGGATGCTTGGAATAGAATGTGGAATATTTGCACTAAAGGCGCAATAACAACGAGGTTTGGCGATCCATGCCAGTCACCATCAGGGACAAGGACTATGGATTCAAACGTATTGAGCTTGACTTTAAGGCGTTACGCGGTAGAGGCGTCAAGATCGGTTTGATGGGCAATGATCAAGTTGAAGGTGTTTCTGTAGTGGACTATGCCACTTACAATGAGTTTGGCACATCACGTATTCCTGCGCGCCCATTTATGCAAACAACAGCCGATACTAGCAAAGAAACAGTTACCAAATTTACTGAATATCTTGTTGGAAGAATGATAGATGGTAAGATCACCGATACAACAGTGTTACAAAATCTTGGCGCGAAGTATCAATCTCTTGTTCAGAAAACGATAAGGGATGCGAAGAATTGGGCGGTGCCTAATGCTCCTGGCACTATATTAGCAAAAGGATCAAGTTCACCTCTTATCAATACTGGTCGTATGGTCGGTGCTGTTCGGTATGAGGTAGTATGACTACTTCATTTCGCACTTCATATGAGGTTATTCAAAGAGACATTGGTCAAATTATTAATGGTAAATACATTCTTGCTGATGATACTGGAATCAAAATAACAGTAATGGCATCAGTGCAAAATCCATCATCTAGAGACTTATCACTTATAGAAGCTACGTCATACGGTAGACGTGCTGGCAGACGAATTAAAATTTACACTGAAACAAGACTGCGCTGCGCTAATCAGGAAATTGCTCCTGGCCGTGAACGATATGCCGGGGATATCTTTCTGTTTGATGGTTCACAATACTTGTTATTTGGCGAAGCTAACTTTAATACCTTAGCACAATCCAGAGATACGCAAGTTTCGCATTGGCGTTATTATGCTTTGGAAGTAATTGAGACAGAACAATTTGAGCAAGTTCCTTGATTGATAAGTTGTATGATCTTGTAACTAAGGCGGTGTCGTTGACCGGCAATAATTGGCAAGTAATATTTGCCAATCAAAATGTTCCACGCTTAGTTAAACCTTATGTTCAATTGAACGTTACCAACATTGATGTTCCTGATCATATGTATTATTCGTCGCCAGATGAAACTGGTGGAGTAACAATTTCAGGTTGGCGAAAGGCCACTGCTGAGATACAGCTATATCACGGTATCAATTCGCTATCTGCCATTAGCACTTTGGCTATGGTTCTACAATCTCCAACTATGCTTGATTATCAAGCTGGAATAGATTGTGCTATTGGACAACGTTTATTCATTGGTTATGTTCCAGAGTTGTTGAACCTTTCGCAGTGGGAAGGCAGAGGCATTTACCATTTTGAATTTTTCTATACAGAAAGCATAAATGATAATGCAGGATTGATAGATACTGTAATACTTCACGGCAGCTACATCGGTGGTGCCAGCGATCCCGATATCTATAAGATATTCGATCCTGAACCGATATCTGCTGTAATAGTTTGTGACGAAACCATCCCAGGCCCCAATGCGCCAGGAGTAGGCACCGATTGGGATGATGATGAAACTTCTTGGGATAAAAACGAAGTCACCAAATGGGATTGAGAGGGTATAATGGCCAATATTGATCGTATTGTTAATGTTACTATCTCACTACAAACCGCTTCTATTGCTCAACAAACGTTTTCTGATTTGTTGTTGTATGGAATATTTACACCCATTGGTGCCGCTAAGGTTGGCATCATAACTAGCATTGGTGATCTTGCTGCTTATGGCGTGACCTCTACAATGCCAATATATAAAGCGGCATCGGTATTCTTCTCGCAGATACCGCATCCACCACGACTATATATTGGTTTGTCTACTGGCGCCACTGATCCTACTGCTGATCTTGATGCGATTAAAGCAGAGAACAATAATTGGTATGCCTTTTGTAACGTTCTTCATGACGAAACAAAAGTGGTTAAGGCTGCTCAATGGGCAGAGGCTAATGAAAAACTATTTGTTACAGTATTGTCTAATGTATTGAACTCTAGTCCTGCTGCTACTGATACTACATCTACTGGCCACTTGCTTATGGCAGGAAACTATTTCCGCACCGCTTGGTGGTATGATACTAACGTTGGTGATTTCCCTGATGTAGGTATCGCGGCCAGGAGTTTCACTAAAAATCCTGGTAGTGAGACTTGGGCTAATCAACGATTGGATGCTGTGCCTTACATTAATACCACAGAAACATTAGCGCAAAATGTTTTTGATAAAAATGGCAATACTTTTGAACCGTTCCGTAATATTTCAATAACACAGAACGGCAAAGTTGCTGGTGGTGAATGGATCGATGTTATCCGCTTTCGCGACTGGCTTTGCGAAGAAATTAAAGTCACTATCTTCCAGCAGCTTGTTGATAATCGTATCCCTTACACTGATCCTGGGATTGCCATTATTCGTAGCCGTCTTGTTGAGGCTCTTGATTTTGGTGTCGAGCGCGGCGGCATAGCACCACCAGAAGCAGATGCTGATGGCAATTTCATTCCTAGTTATACTGTAACTGTTCCATTGAGTTCAAGCATTTCTGCTAACCAGAAAGCCAGTCGTGTTCTACAAGATATTTACTTTACCGCTAGACTAGCAGGAGCAATTCACGCAGTTATTATAACTGGAGCTTTAACTTATGAGAGCCTTCCTGTAGCTACTGTTCCTGTTATTGCATAGGAGAAAATGAATGCCTGGTGTTAAGACTTATAATCCATCTCGTGTTGTAGTAGTGATGAATGGATTTTCAATATCTGGTTTTGCAGACGGAACCTTCGTAAATATCACTATGCAGAATGATGGTATAACTTCGCAGGTCGGTGCTGATGGAGAAATTGCCAGAGCCATTAGCACAGATCGCAGATGCACAGTAACAATTACTCTACAGCAGACTAGTCCTGCTAATGATTTCCTTTCAGGAATGTTTAGTATGGATGTATTGACTTGTGGTGGACTACTTGGGCCGTTGCTTATTCAAGACTTGTGCGGAGAAACTATCTTTCAAGCATCTAAGGCTTGGGTAGTAAAACCTGCTGATGTTGAGTTTGGAAAAGAGATAATGACTCGTGCTTGGCAGATTGAAACTGCGCCTCCATCTATTTATGTTGTGGGTGGTAACGCTATATCAGCTAATTAAAGGAGGCGCTGAGAACGTGGCGGCTAGACATGAATTTGAATTAGATAACGGCAACAAATTTTATATACGCCGTTTTGATCCTTTCTTATCCCTCAGTGTATTAGGTGAAGTTCAAAAGAAGTTCTTGCCTCCATTGGCTTCATTAATGGAGTCTAATGATCCTAATAATCCTGGTGAAGAACGAATGAAGGCTGCTATGCAAGCAATGGAAACTATCTCCAGAAACTTGGATGGCCCTTCATTGGTGGGTTTAGTTAAGCTGGTATTGAATAAAGAATACGTTTCTGTTTCTATTAATGGCGATGCCCCTAGACAATTAGATGAAGGTGCTATTAATCTGGCTTGTGATGATGTTTTTGAATTGATTAGTTTGGTTATAGAAGTGTTGAGGTTCAATTATGAAAAACTTTTTACGCAAGGCAGAACCCTTATTGGACAGGCAGCGCCCCAAGTGGCGAACCAATAGGTGTTTTGCGAGAAGATTTTATTGATGAATTGTTTATCTGGCGACCAATACTTGAAGGTTTAGTAACAATATCTGAGGTGAAGAATGGAGATGTTGACATAGTTGATTTGCTAAAATTGAATGCGCTAATGGATATGCGGGCTGCTGCCGAGCATCGAGAAATCGAACGCGCCAGGAGCAGTAAGTAATGGCTATTGTTCGCGAACTAACTACTCTGCTGGATTTTCGTGTTGATGAAAAGGGATTAAATCAATATGAAGCAGCAGCCAATAAACTCAAAGAAATTGGTCTGGGTCTAGGCAAACTATTCGGAATTGTATTTGCTGCTACTAAACTATTTGAATTGGCGGATGGTCTTGTTCATGCCGGTAAAGAAGCTAATATTCTAGTTTATCAGTTGACTAGAATGGCGCGTGCGGGAGATGATATTAATGAAGTTCAAAAGCAATTGTTTCAAACAGCGCAAGATACTGGTATTGAATATACCCAAGCCTTAGAAACATACAAAGAGTTTCTTAATGAAAGTAAAGAACTCAATGTTAGTCAAGATCAATTATTAAAAACCACAAGTAATATCTTCAAAGCATTGCGATTAAGCGCCGCTAGTCCAGAAGCTATGCATGCTACCATGGCAACGTTTGAACGTTCTTTCCGCTCGGGAAGAATGCGCAGACGCCAACTTGGTATGCTAACAGATCAAGCTCCAGAATTAGTAAATGCATTATCGGATGCGCTTAATAAGACTAGAGAACAACTAGATGAAATGGCTGATGCAGGCACGCTAACTGCCAAAGTATTAATTGATGGATTAGGCAGAGTTCTTCCAAAGCTTGATAAGGATTTTGCCGCTAGGCCACGCAAGTTAGGTGAAGCATTTAACTATGCGTGGAATGCTGCGGTAAAGTTATCGCAACAGTTATGGAAACTGTTGTCGATGAATAGTATGGTTGCGAAAGGAATCATTTGGTTAACTGACCAAGTGGTTAAAGGCTTAACCGCCATGACCGATGCCTTGGGCGGCATTGGAAAAGTTTTAGAATTACTTGAAATTACTCTAGCTGTTGTTTTTGGTCCGCGCCTATTAACGATGATATATGGCGCTACTGTTGCTATGGCAGGTTGGGCAGCATCTACTTGGTTAACTGTTGCCGGATATGCTGCCATTGCTCTAGCAATTGCTGGAGTAGTGTTAGCAATACAAGATGTTATGGTATGGATGCGTGGAGGCAAATCCGTAATAGGTGATTGGGTAGGTCCATTTGAAGATGTAAAGAAAAAATTTACAGAAACATTTACAGGGTTGTTCGATCCTATAAAACAGAAAATGGACAGCCTTGGTTTAACGCAAATTTTTGTTGATGTAAAACAATCACTTGTTGAA